GTCAAATACCATGTCTTTTTGCATTTTCATTTGAGTTTCCATAGCTTTTAAGTCAATTTCTTGTTGTTTTAATTTAACAAGTGGATCTTGAGCTTCTCTGCTTATTCTAGCTTCTTCATCAGACGCTAATTGTTTTGTCATCTCTGCTTCAATCTTTGCCTGCTCTGACGCTTGTTGGTTTACTAATTGATCCATTTGCTGTTGTAATTGTTGTACTGCTTGTGGATTTTGTTGCGCTTGTTGCATTGCTTGTTGTAGCTCTTGAAATTGTTGTTGATATTTTTGTTGCATTTGTTCACTTGCCATTAACGATATGTGTTCTGATACGTGTGCTTGTAGCATTGCATATAACTGCGGATTAATTTGTACCATTCTTGTAAACATAAATTCTGCATGTGCAGATATGTGTGCCATGTGGTCTTGCATAGGAAAAGATTTAGGGTCTTTACCACGCATTGCATTAGCATTTTCCATTGCAGGTGACATAGGTTGTGGATTACCTGGGTCAGGCAATAATAATGTTTCTACATTATCAACACCCATCGCCGCATACATTCTTCTGTAGGCTTCACGTAAATTGTGTAGTTGTGGTGCTGCATTGGCAAGTTGTAATTGTTGTTGTGCCAACGTAACACGTTGTGCCATAGAAAATATGTTAGGATCAGATACAGGTAGTATGTCTACTCTATCATCAAAATCTTGTTGCTTAATCATTTGGTTTCCACCAACAACCATGTAAGGATATTGTGGGGGTAAATAAATAGAGAATACTTTTGCTAATAATTTGAATTCTATTTTTTGTGCATAATGTAATCTTTTGTGTATTGCACTCATAACTTTTGTGCCACGTTCTAATAATGCTAGTGTCGTGCCAACAGGATTTTGTTCGTTACCTTCGCCCATCTTCATGTCTGCTATTGCAGCAAATGATTTACCTGCATCAACAGCAAAACCTAATAATTGAAATAATACACCTGATGGTTCTTTGTATGGAAGCATCATTAATGATTCTTTTATTGATTGTCCTGTTACATCAACATCTCTAAACTCACCCGGTTGTAAAGGTTCATCATGGTCGCGTATACGCATGCCACGTGCTTTAAAACCTGCTGGTAAGTTAGCAAGAGTACCTGCATCAATTAATTGTCGCAAAGCACTTGTTGCAGTTCTTGATAACCCACCAAGCATGTGGATAAGACCAAATCCATAAAAGCCTAATCCAGGGAGGAACTTGTAATGTACAAAATAATGATTCTTCATAAAGTTTGGATCATTTTCTTTGTAATTTCTTTTTATTGACAATATCTCTTGTGAATATTGGTCAATAGAAACTATGTAAGGTAATTTAACTCCAGATGTATCTTCGAATCCTGGTACGTCTGCATTTATATGCATTTCTAATATTGTATGTTCTTCATCACTAGAGCCATAATTTTTTTCTGCTCCATCTAATTCATCTACTTTGTCTGCAACGTCATCAGAATCAATTTGTCCAGTTGGTAATTCTATGTCACGGTAAAAACCTTGTAGTTGTTGTTTACGTACATCGTTGCCACTTGTTTTTATAATGTGTGTAATTCTATCAGCTGATTCTAAATCAGTTGCCATGTAGTTTATAACGAGATCTTCACCCGCAACAAATTTTGCACAGGCACGTTTCATCAAACCATCATAGTAAACTTTTTTAAATGCAGAACCACACAACGGTAGATAAAACAATAACTGGTCCATGTCTGGATCGTATTCTTGCATTACCTCTGTTATTTGGTAATTCATAAATTCTTGCACACGTTGTGCTTGTTCGTTTGTTTCAGGTGTTTCTAACCCTACAACTTGAGTTCGTACGGGGCCGCTTGGGGGGAGAAGTTCCTTATACGCTTGGGCTTGAAACTGTGTAACAGATTCAGCGAGTAAGGGATGTACGACCCCGGACGCTCCTTCGAATGGTTGTGTGCGGTCTTCATATTTGAAGCCTAGCATATCAAGGCCTTTGATATAGGTATCTTCCCAATCTTTCCTTGAATCACGATCCGATTCGAATTCAGCTAGTAGATCACTTGCAAATCTACTTAATTCATTATCTTCTATATAATCTGCTAAATTAGCATTATGTGGTACTTGCGATAGATCTGTTGGTGCGTTTGGATCTAAATTAATTTCTGCACTACCATCTTCTAGTAGTTCTACGTCAGATTCAAAGTCAACACCTTTTTCAGGGTTAATTTCTATTTCCTCACCAGTAGGTTCTATCTCTAGTGCACCTGTGAGTGCTTCTAATGCTTTATCTATATTGTTTTTATTATCATCAGCCATTTATAGCTATTCCCCCTCTTTTGTATGCGCCCAATCCTTTAGAAATTCTATCTATTGCTTGTGGATTATCCTTTATTAGCAACATTGGAACTTCATAAGCCCTATTGTCGTCATCAACTATAACAGATTTCATAAATTTTGCACCACTTTTCTTAGACACTTTTTTCATTGCCCCTTCTGCTATTGGACCGTAAGCAGTTAGGTTACCTATGTAATCTCTGCTGCCTTCTGATGTGCTTCTGTTTTTTATTGCTGGTGTTGATACGGATATACCATCATACCCACCCTCTTGTGCTGTTTTAAGTGCATACTTCATAACAAATTCGTTATAATCTTCTGTTTTAGAATATGGCCCTTGAGGTATACCACTATTGTCACCAGAACCAGCTGCTGCTCGTTTCTCGGCAATAATATTTCTTATCTTTGCACGCTCTCTATTTAATCTTGCTAATCGTACTTGTGTTTGTTGTGTTTGTGGCATTGACAATAAATCTTCTATTTTGGATTGTATTAACATCATTTGTTGCTCGTTTGCATTATCTGTTTCTCTTACCAAATCACCACGATCTGCATATTTTGATTGTCTTAGATCATCTTGGTATGCACGTTGGTTTGTTTGTCCTGCTGCCTGTGCTTTTTTAACTCTTCTTGCTGCAGCATTTATTGGCTGGTGCATATCAGATTGTATTTCTTCTATGTGTAATATTCTTCTACCAAATTCATCTGTTCTATCAGACGTACGCATGTGTACAAATGCATTTGCACGTTGTGAAGTTCCTAATCCAAAGTCATGCGCGTATGTGTATGTCGGTTCTGTATTACGCAGTGATCCAGGTTTGTGATTGTACTTAAATAAAAACTCACGGTAGTTCGATCCGCCACCCATTGTTTGTTGTCCACGGTAACTAGCTTCTTTTGCATACTCTTTAAATCCTCCAAGTCTTATACCAGTTGACGATGCAATTTCTTGCAGTGGTTGTTTTAATTCGTACGGAAACTTTTGTGGAAATCCTTCTGTAATAGAATTAGCAACGCCAAAGTTTTTTTGCACTAGGTCTTCTATGGTTGCAACTTCTTTTAGTATTACATCTTTGTTATTATTATTTACTGCTGTTTCTAGTGAAGGTATTCTCATTTTCATACCACTTAAAACATTTTTTAATGGTCCAGGTCTGTATGCTTGTAAATCTGTTTTTCGGTAAAGTTTAGTAAGTGCTTTTGATTCTCTTACACCAGGTGAGCCTAATGATATTACATCTATTTCAGGTGCAAGCTTTGTATCAAACTCTTCTATTATCTGTGCTTTTGATAATGTCTTACTTCCGTTTCTAGATAAGTGTGTTGATAACTGTGTATCATTTAGTTCCATGTCCTTAATAGGATTGTGTTTTGCAAATGGTCGTTTTAGATATGCTAACCACTCTGCACCTTTTGCAGACTCCATTGGTGCGTCTATAAGTTTTTCGCGTGATGACCAAAACATTGCACCAACTGTGTCATCTGCTTGTGGTTTAGAGGTAGTGCCTACTGTGTATTTATTTCCTGGAAATATATCATCTTTTATAAAATTTTTAGCTGCTTTTTCTGTGTCAAAATCTTTTATTGGTAAACCAGCTTCATCAAAAACTGTAAACGGTCTATCCGGGCGCATTGGTCCTTGTATCTTAGGCCCTGTTAATTTAGGAGAATATTCTCTTATCTTGCCTATTACTTTTGGTGCTAGTTTTTTTACCAGCCCACCGCCAACAAAATTTTGTGGATTAGCTTTTATTTCTTTTACTGCATCACTAACTGTAAATTCTTTAGCCATGCCACCTTGGTTATATGATTTGTAAAAATCAGTGCCACCAAATTTATTAAAATAAGTAGGGTTTACTCCACCAAAACCTCTTGATGGATTTTCTTCCGCTTTATGAAAAAAATCAGCGCCACCTGTAAAATCTTCTACTTCTCCCGCAAGAACTTTACCAGCATAATCATAATAATTATTATAAAGATCTAATTCATTGCCAGTATAGTCACCAAAAAATCTTGTATTTGTTCCACTCCTAAAAGGTGTAAATTGATCATATCCCATTAATATTCTTTGTAGATCACTAAATTCTCTTATACCTTCATCACGAAATTTACTGTATTCTACACGAGGACCTAAACCTAATCTATTACCTTTTTCATCTACGGCATATTCTCTGTCTTGAGGTAGTATTCCCATAAAAGAACCGTAATTGGAATGTCCTCTTTTTAATCTATTATTAATTACATGTGCAACTCCGTATCCTCCTTGTTTAGAAGAATCTTCTGCCATCATCATACGAGCCATTGCTTCTTGGTCATTTAATTTATTCATAAAACGATAACGTTTTAATTGATCAGGTTTAAATTTTGGTACTATTTTATCCGTTGAACCACCTCTATTAAAACCGTGTATGTTGCCACCTCTAAATTGTGATTCAAAATCCATTTCCATTCTTTCGTCCTTTAAATTTTTTAATCTTCTTTGCTCTTTAGCTATTTG